AGAGCTTCCTATATATATTAATCATCAACGAACGCCTGAGGATTTAATCGGCATGGCTACTGACCCTGAGGTAATAGAATTGAAAGATGGAAAATATGGAATGCAAATGAAGGCTACTGTTAGTAACAAGACAGGACACGGCCAAGAAGTGATGAACAAGGTCAAGGACGGGGATATGACTCACGTTAGTATTGATTGGTTCTCCAATGATATTGACGTTATGGGTGACACATACGCCACCAAGTTACGTCCCACAGAGGTAAGTTTCATTGACAATGAAAAAATGGACCCCGTCTGTAAGGAATGCACGATAGGAAAGGAATGTAGTTTACATGAGGCTAGTGACGACCACGACTGTGGTTGTGGTGGCACTGAAGGTTCATGTGAATGTGAAGACGGGAAGACAGAGGTCAAAACTATGACAGAAGAAAAAGTAGAAACCAATGTGAAATCCGATGCAGAGAACATTGTTGAACGCGAATTCGCTTCACTACGTGCTCAGCTGGAAGAGTTGAATGCTTCTAAAACGGAAGTCGAATCCCAGTACGAAGATGCTTTAAAACAAATTGAAGCATTTAAGTTACTTGAGGAAGAGAGAGCCGCAAAGGAAGCTGAAACAAGAAAGCTAGAGACTATTGAAACAATTATATCCAAGGAAGTTCTTTTCGGCACAACCGAAGAGGAAAAGAAGGATGCACGCGTTGAGGAACTATCTGCTTGGGATGAACCAAGGCTGACTGGATTCAGCGACGCATTAAATGCAATGCCTGTCCCAGAAGCAGACACAGAGAGACAATTCGGAAAAGGAAAATCCAATGACGAAGCAGCAATCGTGTCTGAAGAGACAGAAAGGCAATTTAGTGTAAAAATTAACAAAGATGGGCGAGTAAAGCTCAACAAAGAATTACTAAGAGGTAATTAAATATGGCAACAGAAATATTAGTAAATGACGGTGGTGCACCAGCAAGAATTTTACCATTCACAGCTGGCAGCACAGTTACCGCAGGATACCCTGTTCAGATGGGAGCCGATGCAGAAATAGACCAATTCACATCAGCAAACTCAAAACCACTAGGTTTTGCTCTGACCACGGTAACCAGTGGAAATATAGCAAGTATCATAACAGGTCACGGTATTATAATCAATGCGTACTGTTCTGGAACGATTGGACGAGGAGACGGTGTAGCTACATTAGCTGACGGTAACCTAGGACAAGCTTCCTCAGCAGCAAACGCAATCGGTTATTATATTGACCCAAGTGGTGCGCACTCAGGTGCAGCTACATTACAACGTATACTGTATCAGGGGCTATAAGGAGAACATAAAACATGGCAGCATTAAACTCAAATTTAGCACCCGGTGTACTGACCTCCCTTAATACGGGAGCGGCAGACGGCGGCGTGGGCGAGCGTGTACTTATTGACTATAAAGATGCAATTCAGGACTACAAAGTTGTAGACCTACCTGCATTGTCAATGTTCTGCGACCCTATGACTACAGACACCGGCGGTGATATTGATATCACCTTCGCAAAACCCTCAATGGGTATGGAAGAAATCAACGAAGGAAACACTCCTAAGTACCAACACACCAACTTACGCTCCGAGAGAGTGTCCGTTGATGAGTGGGGACTTGCAGTAGGTGTAACCCGAAGAATGATAGAAGACTCAAGATTTAACGAAGTAGAGATGGCGTTGAATGAAGCACGCAGAGCAGTTGACAGGCACGTTACAAAAAACGTTGTCTACGGTTTGCTCGGTGTGGGTGATTCAACACTGAAGACCGGAGTTTCCGGCGGAACATCAATCGTCAAGACTACAACTGAGACAGTTATTACAACTTTCTCGGATGCACAGTATGGCGGATTTTTGGGAAGCGGCGGAACTTTGAATTCAGGTCGTATCTACTCTTATGGTAACACAGCCTCCGGCACCTTACAATCAAGCCACTACGTGGAAGATACTGGTGCAGCAGGAAATGTTACATTGAGTAAAATAACAGATGCTATGGAACTTATCGGAGCACACAGGTACAACCCAACAGCTCTTATGATTTCCCCAGCACACTACAAGACCATCCTCAACATGGCAGACTTCACAACTGCGGTAGCAAGCGAGCACAGATACGTGCTTGATACGCCCGTAGAGAGAACCTCAATCACTGGTCTAATTGGAAGCATATATGGATTGCGTGTATACGTCAATGCATGGTGTCCTCCAGATAGATACTTTACGTGGGATGAATCTGTGAAGCCTATGGCTTATGTAGAGAGAAGGCCGTTGACTGTAGAAGAGGCAAACCCCGGTTTCGGAATTGTCGGTTCTTACATGTCGATGCGATACGGATTAAAGGTTACAAACCCATCGTCCGGTGTAGTTATCTATAACTCTGGTTAGATAGATAATTATTAAGGGCGAACAGGAGGGGGCGCCCTAAGCTCCCCTCCACTTAAGTTTATTTTTTAAACGGGTCCCCAACCTATGCCACAAAATATATTATCAAGTAAGACCAATTATGGTGCTAACAAGAATTACGTCGAATCTCGCGTGGCTACAGCATCACAAGGTACACAAGGGACCATAGGAGGAACTGGTGCGCAAGGTACAGATGGTGCTCAAGGAGCTACAGGAGCTACGTCTTCTCAAGGTTCTCAGGGAACTACAGGAACACAAGGCACACAGGGTAATCAAGGTATTCAAGGAACTCAGGGAACAACTGGAACTCAAGGGAATATAGGAACTCAGGGAACTACTGGCACTCAAGGTACAACTGGAACTCAAGGCACAACGGGTACGCAAGGAACTACGGGTGCTCAAGGAACGCAAGGAACTCAAGGTACTCAAGGAACAACTGGAACTCAAGGAACTACAGGTACGCAAGGAACACAAGGAACCCAAGGAGCTCAGGGAAAACAGGGACTTTTTGGTGGTAATAGTATAGAATTTAATTACAGTAGTTTTGATATTACTGCTGGCTCACCGGGAGCAAATAATTTTGGATTTAATTTAACATTGCCCGGTGGTGGAGGTGTGCCTAATTATGGTTTAATTTCTAAAGTTGGGCTTTCAGACACCGATATAAATAATGATGACGTTAGTGCTTGGAATGATTCATTAGATGATGGAGATAGCACTACAAGAGGACATTTAAGAATATTTAAAACAGATGATTCTACTACTTGGGTTACATTTAACATTACAGGAGCTAATGTAGCTGGGGGAGTAGGAGTTTCTGCTTATGAAGAAGTACAAGTATCATATGTTGATAGTAATAGTTATTTTACTAATGGTGATGATTGTGTTGTTACGTTTGTTCAGTCTGGAGATAAAGGAACTCAAGGGAATACAGGAGCTCAGGGAACTACAGGTACACAAGGAACTACAGGTACTCAAGGTACACAAGGTGCTACTGGCCCACAAGGGGCTACAGGTACTCAAGGAGCTACTGGAGCGCAAGGAACTCAAGGTACACAAGGTGCTACTGGACCTCAAGGCGCAACTGGAACTCAAGGAACTCAAGGAGCTGATGGACCACAAGGAACTACAGGTACACAGGGAACTACAGGTACACAAGGAACTACAGGTACGCAAGGAACTACTGGTACGCAAGGCGCAACTGGAACTCAAGGAACTCAAGGCACACAAGGTGCTACTGGACCTCAAGGCGCAACTGGAACTCAAGGAACTCAAGGAGCTGATGGACCACAAGGTGCTCAAGGTATTCAAGGAATAACAGGACCTCAAGGAACTGACGGAACTCAAGGAACACAAGGAACTCAGGGAACTTTAGGTACTCAAGGAACTACAGGAGCTCAAGGAACTACAGGAACTCAGGGAACTCAAGGAACTATAGGAACACAAGGAACTCAAGGAGTTCAAGGAACTGATGGAATAAGAGGAGGTACAAGATATGATTTCTCTACTACTACTACCGAGGCAGACCCCGGAGCAGGAATCTTCAGATTTAATCATGCTACTTTTGCTTCAGTTACAGAATTATATATAGACGACAATGATGCTGACGGTACTACACAAACCGATTGGTATGCAACATGGGACGATTCTTCTAGTACCATTAAAGGTACTATTATTATACAATCAGCGGATGGAAGTGATGCTTCCTATGCTTCAATGCAAGTAACCGCTATATCAGATGAAACAGGTTATTATACAATAACAGTTACTCCTGTAGAAGGTTCAGGAAACCCACCCTTTAGTAATGCTGAAGAGTGTGTTTTAGAATTTAATAGGACAGGAGATAAAGGTACTCAAGGTACAACAGGAACTCAAGGAACTCAAGGAATTCAGGGAATTCAAGGAACTACAGGAACTCAAGGTACTACAGGAACTCAAGGTACTCAAGGTACTCAAGGTATTCAGGGAGTAACGGGAGCTCAGGGCGCTACTGGAACACAGGGAACAACGGGGACCCAAGGAACTACAGGAACGCAAGGAGCTACCGGTGCTCAAGGAACTACTGGTACTCAAGGAACACAAGGAACGCAAGGAATTCAAGGAACTACAGGAACACAAGGAGCTACCGGTGCTCAAGGAACTACAGGAACTCAAGGTACTACTGGTACTCAGGGCGCTATTGGAACACAAGGCACAACGGGGACTCAAGGTGCAACAGGAGCGCAAGGTGCTACTGGAACTCAAGGAACTACTGGTGCTCAAGGTACACAAGGAACTCAGGGAATTCAAGGAACTACAGGAACTCAAGGAACTACTGGTACTCAGGGAACTACTGGTACTCAAGGTACTGATGGAACTCAAGGAACTACAGGTACTCAAGGTACTGATGGAACTCAAGGAACTACTGGTACTCAAGGAGCTACTGGAGCGCAAGGAACACAAGGAACGCAAGGAACTACAGGAACGCAGGGAACTACGGGAACGCAGGGAACTACGGGAACTCAAGGAACCACTGGTACGCAAGGAGCTACTGGAGCACAAGGAACTACTGGTGCTCAAGGAACTACAGGTACGCAAGGAACACAAGGAACACAAGGTGGAACAGGAGCTCAAGGTACTGCTGGTACTGTAACTGGTGGTTCTCAAGGTTCGCAAGGTATTACAGGAACAGGATTTAGAGGGGGAACTGAATATGAGTTTAGTACTACTACAACAGATTCAGACCCCGGTGCTGGTAAGTTTAGACTTGACCACGCTACCTTTTCTTCTGTAACTCAAGTATTTATTGATGATACTGATGCTAACGCTACTGATATGCAAGCCTTTATGCGAACTTGGGATGATAGCTCTAGTAGTATAGAAGGACATCTAATTTTCCAATCCAAAGATATATCAGCTGGTAATTATTGTGTTATGCAGATTACTGGTATCACTGAAGCTTCAGGA